TTTAAAGCTGAATTTATTAGACGTTTAGATTTGATTAAGCCTGACGAACTCGAAGATGGTGACACTGATGATTTGGGTATAACGCTCTTTGATGCTAATGGCCATATCATTTATCCTAACGATTTATCTGACGCTTTCAACAGGCACAGAAAATACAATTGGGATATCTACGCTTGTACGCCTGACATAGGCGAAGTTCACGGCATTATCAGGGGTGTTGCTGAAATAGCGCATTCTTACAAGTCTAATGATGCCATAGGACGGATTATTCCAAAGTACTCACGCAGACCTAGAATATTCCCCCATAAACCACAGGCTACAGGCTTAACGGTTTCAAAATCAGATCATGTTTTCTATCGAAAAGTTCCTATCGATGTACATAAACTTTATAAATCAACCGCTACAGGTGCGCATAATGACCAGTCTAAAGGCAAAACACCGTTATCTGACCCTAAAGTTATGGGTTCTTTCTTTCTTGTCTTTCTTTGCATCATTTATTACGCGTGGTATTTCGTGGGTTATTTTAGTGATAAAGAAGATGATAAAACTGTTTTGGTTGAAAATGCTCAAACCGTTTCTTCTAATGTTCAAGAAACTGGTCCTAAGGTTCTTGCTGCTGATTCTGATACTAAAGCTAGTAAAAATGCTGTTAGTTATGCTGATACTGTAGTTTTGCCTTATAGCGCTACGATAATTTATTTGACTGGGGTGAATACTGTTTATTCAGATAATCGTTTTATCTTAAATAGACAATATATTTTTGATTTAGTCGTTGGCTCTAAAACTTATTCGTTAGATGGTGAAACATTGGTTTCATTGGGCTATGACATTGAGTATCAATCAGATTGTTTTGTCCGTGTTCGGTCATCAAAAAATAACTTTTATGCTACGTGTCCACCTAAAGAATCTAGAGATTATTTAGAAGATACAAAAAACAATTCACCTTCAATATCATTACTATAAGCTTTGCCGATGCGTTGCGGTGGCGAAGCCTGAGCAAGACGCAGCGCAGAGGAAAGCTTAAAGGGTACTTATGAAACATAAGAATTTTTACATAGCTCTAGCAATAGCTTTTTTTTCTTTTTTCCTCGGTATGGTTTACAGTGATTTAGAATGGCTAGCTTTATTAGAAACGCTACACTTAACACATTGCAAATCAGATTAAACGTAACTGCGCACAATGAATACACAGATTATGTTGAGCATTTACAGCTTGGCATAATAGCGCAAGCGCCAAGTTGCTAAAAACAGTGAGAAGGGTGGTTGAGGGACGAAAATCGCTTAAGCTTTTTTTAGTGCGTAACATAATCTGCATTGTGCGAAGTTATAGTATTATCACTTTACCAGGCACAAGTATTGCTATCAAAAACATGAACCGGTATTGCAAAATTGATAGCAATACTGCTTTGCCAGGAACAACTATTGCTATCAAAAACACGAACCGGTATCGTAAAATTGATAGCAATACTGCTTTGCCAGGAACAACTATTGCTATCAATAAAAGTAGCTGTTTAGGTTCGGTGATTTTACGTTCTTCAGTTGTTCAAACGTTTCAGCTTTCTTTTTCTCTGCAATAACTATTGAACATAATGTTTCATCGTTTTTACACAATCTTTCACCATTTTCAATCAACCACAATATGGTTTTGTTTTTTGTATTGTGATCATACTTAGACATAAAGCTTTCCAGTGCTAATTCTTGTTCTTCAGTTAATCTTACTGTAATAGCCATTTTTATATCTCCATTTCAATAATATCATTGCCATTTTCTGCATAAGACCACGTTCTAACGCCTAAATAGTTTGATACTTTTTTGGCTTCATCAATTGAGCTAAGACTTATGCCATGAGTTCCGATTATATTTATTGTAAAAATTTCATCTTCTACATTGATATAGATACTGACTTCATCAATTTCAGGAATTAAAACTAATCTGTCTGCAATACAAAACCAGATAACTCCGCTTGAAAATGTTTTGCTTATTTTTAAGTCTTTTAATTCTAAATCTATCATTTTTCCGTTTCCTTTTTTGCTATCAATTAAGTTTCTTTCCACGTGTTAATGATAGCAAACTGACAGAATAAAGCAAGTAAATGATAGCAAATTATTAATTTAATTTACTATTTTGATAGCAATTAGGGATTATTAAACCGTAGGTTTGATGTAAGCGGAGCGCAACGCTTGTAAGCTGGGCGTTTTTTGCCCGGTGAATTTTTCGCCCTGTCTGACACTCTTTTGATTTTGTACTTGTTAGACTCAACAAATGACATTAAACGGCCGAAGGCAAAACCAGCTTTTGGTCTTGAGAGTCCACATACTTTAACAGTGGACTTTGGTACGGTTTCCGTACTTTCCCCCCTTTATTTCAAAACCTTTTTATGCTTTAGGTCTTTAACTGCATCTTTCAGGTAATTATCAATTAAATATTGGACTATTGTTGAGGGCTTTACAGGCTCTCTTGTTGCAATAGTTATATCTACTGCCGCGTTCTGCAAAAGTATTTTTCTTTCTTCGTTTATAGCTACAGTGGTGTCGTTTCTTCTCTTCATTTGCTTTTAAGCCTTCTCTAATAACTCACGCAACTATACAACATTGAATATATTTATTTTATACGTGTTTACATGTAATAAATAATATGATTATAATCAATCATTGATATTTACTTTATGGTTACATGTAAATGATTGACATGCTACGGATTGCAATCCCTTTTAATGAAAAATTTGTCGTCGGCGATACTTCATCTGAACGTATTAGCGGGATAATTGACTTAAAAGATTGCAATATTCGTGGTGCTAAACTTGAGTCTGGCAATGTCAGTTTTAATGATGGTCAATTTGATTTTGAATCATTGCGTCACCCGTACGAGTCTTTACCTTCTAGCTGGTCTACTTTAAGTTTTAAAATCCATGCAGGTGGTTCAACCTATTGGCCGTTTATTGAAATAAAAGCCAGTCCAGCAAAACTTTTGCAAGGTCATAACGTGTTTGGTTCTTGTGATGTTCGCCTGTGTGTTGAGTCTCTTGTTACCACATTCAATATGGCTCTTCCTGCCATGTCTGACATGCTCGATTTTAGGGTTTCAGAAATAAAAGGTATTGATGTTACTTTCACAGCTCGTTTAGGTAGTGATAGTGAAGCAAGAAATACGATTTTCGCTTTAAGAAACTTATCAAGCGGTCAAACTCGCTCAAGCAAATCAAGCCATGACACTACTGCATACTGGGGTACTAAAAATTTATCCGGTGGTAAAGCTGCATCAAGACACAAGCAATTAAAAGCGTATTTAAAACACCACGAGTTACAACATTCTATTAAAGACATCCAAGCTAAATTTGAACGTACAAAACAGGACAATTATCAAAAGCAACTAGACGCTTTGAACTCTCCAGTCGTGCAGGCATTCGCTAAAAATTCGTTACGATTTGAAGCAACAATTTTACCGCGCATGCTTAAACGCTTGGGTTTTCCAACTCACGTTGGCTCTTTTGTTGAGCATTGTGAATCTATGAAAAAACGTCACTGTCCTATTCAATATTTATGGAATAACGCTTGGGAAGATATTTTTCAAACTTTCGAGGGTAAAGACGTGAACATATATGATGATGACGAAATTAGAGACGTTTTGAGAGCTAACTATTCTACAACTACAGCCACGGGTAAAACAGTTTACTCTAAAGCTGATCGTTTATTTCGCTTTGTTCGCAGTCTCAAGAACGAAGGATGGGACGAAATTAAATCTACAACCCCTAAAAATACTTTTTACGACAATATTCGTTGTATCACACAAGTAATCCCTAAATCTTATTTACAGAATTTACAAGCTCAAGCGGCTAGTAATGTAGTCCCGTTAATTCGTTTCATTAACGTGGATTTTTCAAAGCAACACCCTGAAAACTGGCAAGAGCCACAACCACTATATAAACAACTCAGAAATAATCTACGTGCGGTAGGTTAAGGAAAAATGATGTTAAAAATTGAAATAGATGCTCAAGACGCAGTGATTCAAAGTCGCACATTTCCATCCAATGGCGATAGACCCGCTAGAACCGTTTATTGGCAAAATGCTTATATGTATAACGGTGGCCGCTATCCTGTTGCCGTCCAAATTCCTTTAGAAGAGGGCGTACCTGCCAATCCCGCTGGACAATATGAAATGCATATTTCTGCGTTTCAGGTTTCAAAATACAACAAAATTGAAATCAACCCTTATAACGTCCCTTTAGTTTTAGTTAAAGAATTTAAGGCGGCTTAATTATGTTGCCACTTGACGCGTTAATCCTTGGTTTAGTCTGCTTTGCATCAGGTGGCTTTTTTACATTTTTCATCATTTGCTATGCAACTAAGTTTAAGAAGAAAACTTATGAGTAGTTGTGTTTCATTTGATGCAAACGGGTTTTTAGTTCAATCGCCTACGTGTGATTTTGTTCTATTAACTCAAGAAGAATTTACGCTTTTATCTACAGAGAATTTTTTTACTGTGATGGATTCGTATTTTAAATTTGATTCTGCTTTGTCAGTTCAAATAGTTGGCCTGTTTCTTGTGACGTTCGTGGCGTCTCATGGTTTAGGTCGTTTAGTACGCACAATGGGTAAACACTCATAATTTTAATAATATGGATAACACTATGAAAAATCAAATCGTAAAAACCGGTAAGAAATTCGCTTTAGTCGGTACAACTGCTGCAACTGCCTTAATGGTTTCGTTTATGTCTCACGCTGATGTTGCCGCTGATATTGCCGCTGCTCAAGCTTCTGCTGAAACTAACTTAGGTTTAGCTATTGGCGCTGTAATTACAATCGCTGCATTGTCGTTCGGTGTTGGTGCTATCGTTGGCTGGATGCGTAAGTAATTGTTAGTCACAATTATGTTTTCTACTATGTTTTTTTATTCCTTCATTGAAGGTTTTACAAGTGGAATCCGCGCAAGTTAATTAAAAGGTTTTTTATGAATAGGCTATTATTAACTCTCGGGCTAGTAATAGCCTTTTTTATATCTACAGCTCAAGCAAGTATTTTTGATAATGCGAGCTATCAAACACCTGAAATCGATTCATCAACAAAATTTGGTCATTCATGCTCTACTTATGTTCAATGTTCGTCTTCAAATCAACTTTATCCAGACTTGCAATCAATATTCACAAAAATTGAATCATCTATGCCTTCAGGCGTTTCAAGAACTACAGCTTGGACTAAAAGAGCAGCTGATTTTAATTGTGTTTCACCCTCCGATTGTCAAGTTACAATGTATTATAAAGCAGATTTTAGATATTCATCTACAAACGCTTGGCATTCACAGCAAGTGCCCACTGTGTCTACTTTTTCAGTTACAACTACATCATGCCCTCCTGATGCCTATCCATCTTATACATTTGGCCGTGATACTGACAATGATGGCGATGATGATCAATGTTACAACCCAATTGAATTAGATAATGCTTCAAATTGTCAAAATCAGTTAGGTAACATGCTCCCAGCTTTAAATTATACATCTCTAACAGTCTGTAAAACTGACGAAAATACAGGTGCATCTTGTGCTTATTCTAAGAGTTCGCTTGGCAACTCTTATCATTTGAATTTAGAAGAATCTTGTTTTGGTGACAGTGAACAAACAGCCCCTGAGTATGACCCTCAGCCTATCCCAGAACCTGTTGCACCCGCTGAATGTAAGGCGGTTAATAACGGTTTAAAAATCTGTAATGCTGACCCAACAAAAGAATGTGATGCTTCTGGTAATTGTACTGAGCAATGCGGCCATATCAATGACAAGTTTTTTTGCTTCCATGCATGCGAAGGAGCATCTTGTGATGAAGAAGAACTTCCAACACCCACACCTGAATATTGTACGCTTAATCCCACGGCTAAAATTTGTATTGACGTTCCTATTCCTGAGCCTTGCGTGGGTGACGATTGTGTCCCTGATGGTGATGGTAGCGGTACTGGTACTGGTACTGGTAGCGGGGGAAGTATCGATTTATCTCCTGTCGTTGATGAATTAAAAAAGTTAAATGAAAAGTTAGATTTTGATATTACAACAGGTGATTCAAATACTGAATTAGGTTTGCTTGAAACCGCTTTTGATCAGGAATCAATAGACGATATAAAAGCCCGAACTTCAGATATGAAAGATGATATTTCATCCTTTATTGATTCATCAAAATCACAACTTTCTAGCATGTTTACTTTTAGCGGTGGGGGTGGCTCTTACACCCCAATTACTTTCAATTTTACATATGGAACATACAGCACCAAAATTTGGGATTATTTTGTTGAAAACGTCTCAATTATTGCCGCTGCTATTATGTTTTTGGCTTACTTACTTGCTGCAAGGATTGTCTTAGAATGAATAAATTACATTTTGTTATTTTATTTTTATTAGTTACTTTTTTCAGTACTAATGCCTTTGCTGATACAGGCGGTATTCAAGGCTTTGCCCAGCAAATTACAGATTACTTTTCTGACTTTTGGTTAGCAATAACTGAAGGCGTTCCTTCTTTATTTGTAAGGATTGCTGCTTGGGCTTTTGAAGCTGCTGTTTATCTTAAATTTTTACTTTATTTTGAGGGTATTAAGTTTGCTTGGTCAGTTGCTAAACTTGTTTTAGAAGATTTATCTATCAGCTCAACTTTAACGTCTTTCTTCTCTGCTTTACCGCCCACAGTTAGAGCCATTTTAATTGATATTCGTATACCCGATGCTGTTAACGTTATTTTAAATGCGTTCGTCACTCGTGCTGTGTTGAGGTTCTTTTAATGTCTACAGTAATTAATCATGGTGCACCTGGTTCTTACAAAACATCATCGGCTTTGTGGTTTGAAGTGTTAACAGCTTTGAAAGCAGGGCGGTTAGTTATAACCAATATTGAAGGTATGAAATCATTAAGCACAATTGAAACTGAGCTTAATATTACATTCCCTGAATCTGCTTTGCTTTGGCGTATATCAACACAAAATGAAGTTGGCTTGCATTTAATGCGTAACTTCTTTAGCTGGGCACCAATCGGTGCGCTAATTCTTATAGATGAAATTCAGGGTGTATATCCGTCTAGCAAAGTCGATAAAACCTTTAAAATTGAAAAGCTCGTTAGAACATCTATTGAAGATTTTCCAAATTTACCAGTAGATTTTAAAGCTGAATTTATTAGACGTTTAGATTTGATTAAGCCTGACGAACTCGAAGATGGTGACACTGATGATTTGGGTATAACGCTCTTTGATGCTAATGGCCATATCATTTATCCTAACGATTTAT